TGAGACGTGCAGAATTTTCTCAAAAAGATTTATTGAAAAAGAAGTGGTTATGGTATAATGGTAAGATGGATCACGAAACAATCGTGGAACTTGGTTGGGATCCTGATCCTTTTGACGGTCTCAAAATACTTAAAGGTGACATGGATTATTACTATGACTCAGATCCTGAGATACAAAAGTCTGAAGAAAAAATACAGTACTATAAAACGTTAATGGAAACATTAACAGATATACTAAGTAATATAACATGGCGTCATCAAACAATAAAGAATATGATTGAATGGAAAAAATTCTCGTCCGGAAATTAAATCACGCCAATCTACACGTTCAATGTGATAGTGGTACTGCACAGGAGCTAAGAGAGTTTTTCTCTTTCTATGTTCCAGGTTATAAGTTTATGCCTGCATATAAAAGTCGCATGTGGGACGGTAAAATACGTTTATATGATGTGAACACAGGAGAACTTCCGGCAGGTTTATTTTATCATTTAAATAAATTTGCTAACTCTAGAGGATATATAGTTGAGTCAGAGAAAACAAACTATGGAATGCCTCACGAAAATGCTACAGTCAATATTCAACAACTTGCCAGTTACATTGACAGTCTTGGTCTACCTTTTCGTCCTTATCCATATCAGCTATCAGGCATTGAAGAAGGACTAAAAAGAAAAAGAGCAATTCTCATATCTCCCACCGGTTCTGGTAAATCTCTCATCATTTACATCCTAATTAAATATTGGTTACATCTCCTGACTGACGGATTAAAATATCCAAAAGGTGGAAGAGTATTAGTCATTGTTCCAACTACTGGATTAGTGGAACAAATGTATGGTGATTTTAAGTTATATGGTCAAGGTGAAGGAGGAATGCATAGAATATATTCTGGTAAGGATAAAACATTTGATGCTGCTATTTGTATCTCGACATGGCAGTCAATATATAAATTACCAAAGATGTGGTTTGAACAATTTGGTATGATAATTGGTGATGAGTGTCATGGATTTAAATCAAAGTCACTCATGAATATTATGAACAAAGCAACAGAAGCGGCTTACCGTTTCGGAACAACAGGAACACTTGATGGAACTCAAACACATGAGCTGGTCTTACAAGGTCTCTTCGGACCAATACACCGCGTTACCTCAACAAAAGAATTACAAGATGACAATACGCTCGCACAGTTACATATCAAGCGAATTGTTTTGGATTATGGCGAAAAGGAACGATTGGACTTTGGCAAACGGGATTACATGGACGAAATCGACTACATTGTATCCCATGCAAAGAGAAACAAATTTATCTCTAACCTAGCCCTTGATCAAAAGGGAAATACTCTTGTTCTCTTTAATTATGTAGATAAACATGGTAAACCTCTTTTCGATTTAATTGATCAGAAAGCAGCAGAAGATAGAAAAGTATTTTTTGTATCAGGAAAGACAGAAACATCGGATAGAGAGGCAATACGAGGTATTGTTGAAAAGCAAAAGAATTCTATTATCGTAGCTTCACTTGGTACATTTTCTACAGGTATAAATATTAGGAACCTACATAATATCATATTTGCATCACCAAGTAAATCTCAAATTCGGGTGTTGCAGAGTATAGGCAGGGGACTAAGGAAAAGTGACGATGGTAAACCAACTATATTATATGATATTACAGACAACCTTGGATGGAAAGCAAGAAAAAATTTCGCGTTATTACATTCAGAAGAACGTTTAAAAATTTATGAAAAAGAAAAGTTTAACCATAAAACTTATAAGGTCGATATAAAATGACAGTAAAACAGTTTAAGCTTACTAATGATGAAGAAATAATTTGCGAAGTTATTCAATGGGATGATCCTGAAAACGCGGCAATGGTAGTACGTGGTGCAATGAAAATTGTCTTAATAGAAGATTTTAAACGCGGTGTAAGGTTTTATGCGTTTAGGCCATGGATGGGTTTTACAGATGATCCATCTGTTTTACAATCTCTTAATGCCGCGCATATTATTGGCGAGGTGACACCATCAGCTGATATAATAAAGCATTATGACGGTACAATTAAAAAAATTAAAAAAGAAATTCGTAAACGAGATATGCCACTCGATGAAATACAGGATCGAGCTTCGGATATGTCTGAATCAGAATTCGAGGCTTTCTTATCAGAATATTTAAAGGAAAACGATCTGGATGTATTTGATCCAGATCTTGATGGGTTTGATTCTGATGCTGCTTCAAATGTAATTAAATTTAAGCCGAAAGGCACAATGCATTAATGCCATATCTGAATCATAACCTGCCGCCATTTAGCGCTTATATAAGAAATGAATATCTGTATAATCACCAAGAAGGCCATGGCGATTTTACATTTGCGGATATCCATACAGTTAATAGTATTGAACGAAGAGCATTACTTTTTGAATGTCTATTGCCAAATGGGGTTAACTGGACAAGAAGACCGATACATGCTTTTTGTTGGAAAAAAGATGCACCAATTTATCCGCTAAACATTCACCAATATTGGGATTGCTTTAGTCCATACGTAGATGTACAAAAAAGAAATAGGCTTGCGAACTGTAGGGCAGAACTCGTTGACTGGCATGGTGAAAAAAGAAAAGGCACCTATATGTTTACAATTGACTGGGCATGGGAAAGTAAAGCAATTTTAGATACAAACTTTAGTGAAGACCCTGAACATAAATGTGCGCACATGTTTAGAATGGATGATGGAAACTTTTTTGCATATCCGAATAATCGGTGTATATGGTATGATGATGCCTTTATGGAAAAAAGACTAGACGGTAATCCAGGGTATTTAATTGACCAAAGATTCTATACAGTTGAAAACACAAGAGAAGAAAGTATAACAGACGACTCTTATTTTACACAATGGGAGCAAGAAAAACCAGAACGGTTTAACATTGATTAATATATTCTACGATCACATATATGGTAATACAACAAAATATGATATTATATATGGTCTTGCACTTGCAGAAGTAGATCCAGGAGAAGAAGAAATCGCGCTAAATTTAGGCTGGACACCAATGGATGCATTTTTCTATACAACAGATAAACAACTTTGGATACAGGCAAGAACAACAAGAATAGATCTTACAAAATTTTCAGTAAAAAGAAAACATAAAAGGTATTTAAACCAAGAGATAATTGGCGAATATTATAGAGATTTAAATCCCTATTCCGATGAATGTAATTTGGTCTTTCAAAAATATTGCGAGTATAAAGGGTACGATGATCACAGTAGTGAATTAGTTGATAAAGAATATGGCCCAAAAGATTACTTTGTATATTGGTACGAAGATCAAGTTATAGGATATACCCAACTGACCCATTACGACTATAGTGTTGTTGCAGGGGAATTTGCTTGGGATTATCAAATGCCAGAGTTAGGACTTGGTACATTTGCACAGAATTTCGAATGTTTAAAATATCAGGAATTAGATTTTAAATATTATTATTCCTCCTATGCATACGAAAAAGTCTGCGAGTACAAATCCTTTTACAATGGTTTCGAATGGTGGACTGGTAGAATATGGAACAAAGATAAACAGTTATATAAAGAATTGATAGATAAAGATAGTAAAGTTAAAAGCTTAGAAGACTTATACCGGTTACATAAAGATTATTACCGCCGGGTATATTCTTCCCCTGAACGATATGCTTAATTATACCATAAAAACACGATTCCGTAAACCCATTAAATTTTAAAATTAAAAGAAAATAAAGTAGTATACAATCATACCAAACTATGGTATAATATATAATGAAAGGATTTGATATGGCTCGATCTAAAAGAAAAAGTATACACTATGTAAATAATGCAGATTTTTCACAGGCAGTAGTAGATTATGTTACAATCGTCGAACAATCCAAAGAGAAAAAGAAAGAAGTCCCAAAAGTACCTGACTATGTAGCACAATGTTTCTTACGTATTGCAGAAGGCTTATCACACAAATCAAATTTTATTCGTTACACTTATCGTGAAGAAATGGTAATGGATGCAGTTGAAAATTGTCTGAAAGCTATTTCTAATTATAATCTAGAAGCAGCAACACGTACTGGTAAACCAAACGCATTCGCATATTTTACTCAGATATCTTGGTTCGCTTTCCTACGTAGAATCGCAAAGGAAAAGAAACAACAAGATGTAAAAATGAAATACCTTACACAGTCTGGTATAGAAAACTTTATTGTTAATGAGAATGGTGATACAGGAAGCCAGCAAGTGGTAGATGCATTTATTGACACACTACGTGGACGTATCGATAAAGTTAAAAATCACGATACCGAAATTAAAGAATTTGCAAAGAAAGAAAAGAAGAAAAGATCTATTAAGGTAGATTCTGATCTCAGTGAGTTTATGTAATGAAATTAGCAGTTCTGAACGATACCCATTGTGGTATTCGTAACTCCTCAGAAATATTCCTGAACAATGCCGCAGACTTTTATGATAACATATTCTTTCCCGAATGTGAAAAGCGTGGGATCAAACAGATCTTGCATCTGGGAGATTACTATGATCATCGTAAGTTTGTTAACTTTAAAGCGCTCAATCATAATCGCAAACATTTCTTAAATGAAATAAGAGACCGTGGTATGCATATGGATATTATACCAGGCAATCATGATACGTATTTTAAAAATACTAACGATCTTAATTCACTCAAAGAATGTCTAGGACACTATATGAATGAGATCCATATTATTATGGAACCGAAAGTCATGGAATATGGCTCGCTTAAAATAGCTTTACTTCCATGGATATGCCAAGAAAATTATGAACAGTCTATGAACTTTATACAAGAATGTAAAGCCGATTGGCTAGGTGCGCATCTAGAACTACATGACTTTGATATGATGAAAGGTATTAAAAATACTCATGGAGGCATGGACCATAAATTATTTAAAAGATTTGAATTAGTCCTTTCGGGTCACTTTCATACATCTTCCCGTAAAGACAATGTTTGGTATCTTGGTAGCCAAATGGAGTTCTTTTGGTCAGACGCTCATGATTCCAAACATTTCCATATCATTGATACTGAAACCCGTGAAATAGAAAAAATTAGAAATACCTATACTTTATTTGAAAAAATTGTTTACAATGATGAAAAAATAGATTATAATAGCTATGACGTATCATGTTTGGATAAAAGATTTGTAAAGGTAGTTGTTGTTAATAAAACAGATCCTTTTGTTTTCGATCGATTCATTGATCGTATACAGAACCAAGATATATACGAGCTGAAGATTGCGGAAAACTTTAGCGAGTTTATTGGTGAAAATGTAGACGATCAAGGCCTAAATGTGGAAGATACATCTCAGCTTGTCGATGATTATATCGAAGGTGTAGAAACAGATTTGGACAAAGAAAGAATTAAAGCAGATATGCGTGAGCTAATGACGGAAGCACAAACTTTAGAAGTAGCATGATAAAATTTAAATCAGTTAAATATAAGAATTTTTTATCCACCGGAAATTCTTATACAGAAATCAATCTCAATCGAACAAAGTCGACGTTGGTTGTAGGACAAAACGGTGCGGGTAAATCCACAATGCTGGATGCTATCTCATTTGCTCTCTTTGGTAGGCCCCACCGCAACATCAACAAGCCTCAGCTAATTAATTCGATTAATCAGAAGGCGTGTGTCGTTGAGGTTGAATTTAGTGTAGGAAGTGCGGGCTTTAGAATTGTACGTGGCATCAAACCAGGAATCTTTGAGATCTGGAAAAATGGTACTATGATCAACCAATCTTCCCATGCTAAAGAATATCAGAAGATCCTCGAGCAGAATATCCTCAAACTAAATCATAAGTCTTTCCATCAAGTTGTTGTATTAGGTTCCTCCTCTTTCATACCTTTTATGCAGCTTTCGGCAGGACACAGGCGAGAGGTGATCGAGGATCTTCTTGATATTAATGTATTCTCCAAAATGAATAATATACTACGTGACAAACAAAGTATATTGAAAGATCAATTAAAAGATTTAACATATCAAACAGACATTAATAAAAACAAAATAGACACCCAGAATAAGTATATCAGGGAAATACAAAAGCTTACCCAAGAAAATAGAAAAGAATATGAATCTAAGATACATGCATCGCAGAATAGTATCAGTGAACTACAGAGGAAAAATAGCGAGCTTAGCCTGGGTCTCCAAGAAAGTATTGGACAGACCGAGAAAGAGCTATCGACTCTACATGATCAACGCCAAGAACTTCTGTTGGGAAGCCAAGATAGGTCAACAAATATCTCCAACCTCAGCAAGCGGATCGGTTTTTTCGAAGAGAATGAATCGTGTCCCGTATGCGACCAAGCCTTGGCAGCCGGCCATAAACATAATATATTGGAAGGTCTTGAAGAAGAGAGACGACATCACAAGAGTTCGCTTAAAGAAATCGGAAAGAGAGGCACGGTCGTGGAAGCGGAGATTAGCGATACCGGGAGTCTACTCCAATCGTTACGATCTAGGGTATCTGAACTCAGTCAGAACAACATCCAGATTGATAGCTTCCAAAAGCAAATACAAGAATACCAATCTTATCTTGACAAGAACGTGACTGCCGATCTAGAATCTGCACAAGACGACCTAAAGTCTTTAAGTGATTTACGTAATAATTTGCTTGAGAATAAATTCGAACTATCTGAAAATATATCCTACAATTCAGTAATAGCGGAAATGCTCAAAGACACCGGTATTAAAACCAAAATTATTAAACAATACTTACCAGTAATAAACAATCTTGTCAATCAGTATCTTCAAGTACTAGACTTCTTTGTACACTTTGACCTGAATGAATCGTTCCAAGAAACCATACGATCAAGACATAGAGACGAGTTTACTTACGACTCGTTTAGTGAAGGTGAGAAACAACGTATCGATTTGGCTCTTCTGTTTACCTGGAGACAGATAGCTAATATGAAAAACTCAGTTGCTACTAACCTGCTAATATTAGATGAAACATTTGATTCAAGCCTTGATCACGAAGGGGTGGATAATCTATTAAAAATACTACACACCCTAGGGGATGATACTAACATCTTTGTTATATCACATAAAGGCGAGATACTAGATGGTAAATTTAATGAAAAGCTAGAATTCAAAAAAGAAAAGAATTTTAGTAAAATGGTAGCTTGAGGGTTTACAACCAAATGAAATTGTGGTATAATAGATATATAATGATTAGGAGTATATTATGGAATTAAGTGAAAGGTCCTTACAGGTCCTAAAGAATTTTTCTGGTATCAACCAGAATATGTTAATACGGTCGGGTAATACTATTCGAACAGTAGCAGAGGCTCGTAATATATTAGCAACTGCTGTTGTTGACGAATCTTTCCCGCAGGATTTTGGCATATACGATCTCAACGAATTTATTGGCGTACTTGGATTAGTCGACACACCTCGTCTTAAATTCGAGGATAGCTACGTAGTGGTAGGTGATTCCGTTGGTAGATCGAAAGTCAAATATTTCTTCTCTGCTGAAGAGAATTTAACTTCACCCGCAAAAGATATTAGTATGCCTGAGTCAGTGGAAGTTTCATTTGTTTTAACCAATGATATATTAAATAAATTGAAACGCGCTGCTTCTACTTTAGGCCATGACCAAGTATCAATTACAAATAAAAATGGTGTATTAACCCTTTCAGTAGTAGATTCAGAAAATTCAACATCAAATACTTTCTCTATGGATATTGATGGCGAATTTAAACCCGATGCACAATTTAATATTATTATGAATATCAGTAATATAAAAATATTACCTGGGGATTATGATGTTCAATTGTCATCAAAAAAAATCTCGCAGTTCAAAAATAGAGAAGTTAACGTGACTTATTGGATTGCAATAGAAAACCGTTCGGTATTTGGAGTATAAAACATGTCAGAACAACAAGAAGAACTAAATGATCTTGCTAATAAGACTAGCAGGAGTACAATCGCAGTGATTGATGCTATGACCCAGCGTGGTGCATTTAAAGGTGAAGAATTATCTACCATTGGTACTCTTCGCGATCAATGTATACAAATGGTTCAAATATGTGAACAACTGCAACAAGACAGCGCCTTAGAATCGGAAGACGAAGAATAAGGTTTACAATCTCGCCCTTTTGTGATATAATACTTTTTTATAATGGAGATTGTGAATGTCTAATGACTTCTTATGGGTCGAGAAATACCGACCAAAAACTATTGCCGATACTATCTTACCAGATAGTCTGAAGCAAGTATTTCAAAAAATCGTAGACGGTGGAGAGCTTCCTAATATGCTCTTCACCGGCACTGCTGGTCTTGGTAAAACAACTGTTGCCCGTGCTTTATGTAATTCTTTAGAATTAGATTATATTTTAATCAACGGATCTGAAGAAGGTAATATAGATACATTACGGACTAAGATCAAACAATTTGCATCTTCCGTTTCTCTACAGGGAGGATATAAAGTTGTCATTCTCGATGAAGCAGATTATCTTAATCCACAATCGACACAACCGGCTCTCCGGGGGTTCATTGAGGAGTTTGCTAACAACTGTCGTTTTCTTCTAACTTGTAACTTTAAGAATCGTATTATTGAACCATTACATTCACGGTGTGGTGTATATGAATTCAATACAAGTAAGAAAGATCTACAGCCTTTAGCAGCACAAATGCTAAAACGTTGTCAGTCTATCTTAGAAGACGAAGGCGTAAGCTACGACCAGATGGCTGTTGTTGACCTGATTATGAAACATGCACCGGATTGGAGAAGGATACTCAATGAACTTCAAAGACATTCTATGGTGGGGATTACTAGTGGGAGCAGCAGTAATAATGCTGGATCCTTTGAGTCTCTATTCGAGTATTTAAAAACCAAAGACTTTAAAAAGATGCGATCGTGGGTGGTGAATAATATTGATACTGATGCAAGTGCAATCTTTCGTGGCGTATATGATCGTATGTACGATAAATTAAAACCCCAGTCGATTCCACAATTAGTTCTTATACTAGCTGACTATCAATACAAGAATGCTTTTGTTGCTGATCACGAATTGAATATAGTTGCTTGCATGACGGAGATTATGGCGAATGTTGAATTTGCATAGTGCCTGGAGGATATGGGCCAAAACAATTGGCAGTAAGATAGGAGAAGATCATGAAAGCGATATTGCCGCTGTGTTACGTTCCATTTGGGTATTCACTCACCTGGTTGCTTGTTTTTTTATTATTGCACATAATGGCATCAAGTTAGG